CTGCCGTGATCGCCCATGTATACGTCACGCCATCCGGGGCATTGGCGACTGAGGCCGTCCCTATCTCGGTATCGCCTGCCGCATCCTCAGCTATTGTGAGGGCGGAGAGCTGGATGGAGGGAAAGCCTGCGCCCCCTGCCCCTGCTCCAGAGATAGAGATCCCGATGCCGATCCCGAGGCCGATCATCTAGTAGATGGCCCAGATGTCGTCAGCCGTGCCCGATGCCTGAACGGATGCCGTGGCAATCGCTAGCATTCCGGCTTGAGCTGGGAAGTCCGTGCAGGCTACCCCGTCGATGGGCGTGAAATTGAGAGTGCCAGCCGTGCCAATGTAGAGCGCACGACAGGCATTGAATGGCGTGCCCTTGGTGATCTTCCTTGCGCCCTCGCCCGGCTTGATTTCAAAAGGTGCGGCCATGTCGGTCTCCTAGTAGCTCGAGAACGTGGTGGCCTCGCCCGATGGGCCTTTGGCCAAGTGAGAGCGCAGGCGGCTGAGGATCATGGTCTCGCGCGCCATCTGCTGCTCGATCGGGTTGTCCCGCTTGAAGTCGTCGCGAACCTCGTTGACCATGAGGTCCGTCAGGATCGCGAAAAGCCTGTCGGGGATTTCCTCGGTGTCGCGCGTGGTGTTCGTCCAATAGACGAGCCCATCGCCTCGCCATTCGAGCAGCTTGCTGTCGTAGCGGGCCTCGACCGTCGCGGAATCGGCCGCGCTCGGCTCCTGATCTGGTGAATAGACGAGCCGCTGCAACACGGCGCGTGAGAGCTGGGCCTTAGTTTTGGCCATCGGTCACCTTTGCGGGGCGGCCGCGGCGCTTCTCAGGCTCTGGTGCAGTCGGCTCAGGCTCTTCGTTGTGCATGAAGAGCTTGCTCGCCTTCAGTTTCTTGATCGCGCGCTCGTCGGTCACCTCGACCTCTTCGCCGCGCTTGAACGTGTGGCCGAAGATCGTCGTCTCGGCCTCATCGCCCACGTACATGAATTTCATGTGCGTTCCTCAGAGGTAGAGGGCGGAGTTTCCCCCGCCCTCGTTGTCGTTATGCCGCGGTCAGAGCCGTGGTGCTGAACTCGGGATCGACGAAGTAGCTGATGTGGAACTTCAGCGTTCCCGCCGCCGGCGTACCAGCAGCCGTGCTGATGTACATGCGAACCTGCGTGCGCGCCGTGCACTTGTAGAGGTGCGCTGCCGCCGCCATGGTCACGTTCAGGCCAGCAGCCTGGCCGGTCGTCGCATTGGCGAGGATCAGCTCTTCGGTGCCACTGATGCCAATGTCCATGACGAAGGCAGTGCCGTCGTCCACATCGGTGATCGATACACCCATGTTGAGGATGACGGCGCCCTTGGGAAGCCACAGCAACCCAACGTCGTCGTCGGCGTTGTTGATCATCGCCGTGGTCAGGGCGACGATCGCCGTGTCGCAGATAACCTGGCGAGCGACGCCAGGCGTGTACGTATGGCCATAGCGGGCCGATTTGGAGGTTTCGTAGACAGCCATTGTTCCGTTCTCCTATCAGGCCACAGCCGCGGCATAGACGGTGACAATCCCGACGTCCTTGTTCAGGGCGCCGTTGACACCGTTGTTCCAACGCAGCTTGTCCATGCCATGTGCAAACTCGATGCCGACGCCATCCACGAAGCCATAGTCGTCCTCAGCCTTCGAGGTCGGCATGGCCGCCTGCTTGTTGACGTAGCCAATGGCCTGAGCGCCGCAGAGGAAGTTCGCGCCGCACTGGATGGTGCCGTTCGAGAACGTGGTCTCGGCGTTCACGCCGGTTCCCTGTCGGGCCGTGTAGAACTCCGGGATCTCGCGATAGATCACGCCGTCGTAAATGAGATCGCCGTCTTGGAAGAGCGGGTTGGCCTCGACATCGCGCGGGCGCGCGTCGCGGTTGGCCGCCGTCATGACCGTATCTGCTTTGAGATCGCGGAAGCAGAGCGGGTGGCAGAACATGACGTAGAACTCACGGCCCTGCGTGCCCGTCTTGAAGGGACGGATGTGCGGGTTCGCGGTGCGCGCCATGAACTTCGCCAGCGAGCCCATCACCGTCGAGAGCTTGTCGGCCGAGTTGTCGATCGCGGTGAGGCCGGTGGCGTGGGTCGCCGAGTAGTTGGCCTGCGTGATGCCGTAGAGCACGCGGTCGACGTTGTTGGCGCTCCAAAGGTTGCGCGCCGTGGCGTCGGCCTCCGAGAACTTCTGGCCGCCCGACATTTTGTGGAAGCACTCGATGATCTGGTACTTGATCACCTCGGACGACCACTCGCGAAGGAGGGGACGGGCAACCGCCATGAACTCGGTCGCGCTCTTCTTCTTCTCCTTCTTGGTCGCGGTCACCGCGTTGCGGTAGAACTCCCAGGAAATGTCCTGGTAGTACTGGTCCAGCGCCTCTTCGGCACCGCTCAGCGCGGTATTGCCGGACACGCCGCCACCCTGAAGACGACCGACGAGCGGTACGCGAATGGTATAGCCATCCGTCTTCAGATCGTTGATGACGTGGATGATGTCCATGGGGCTATCGCCCATGTACGTCGAGAAGCCGGAATCGCGCACATACTCGCGCACGAAGTCGCGGCGCCATTTGGTCAGGTCTAGACCTGACAGGACTTCAGTCGTTGCCATTGTTTGGGTTCTCTCGTGACGGTGCGGGTTGCATCACGAGGCGGCGGACGCTGGGATCAACCGTGTTTGCGACTTCTTCCAGATGAGAAGATGTCGCCCATCGCAGCCTCTACGGTAAGCATTCCCCCCTGCTCTCCGGTCTGCGTTGCGGCAGCCAGTGAGCCTGGGAACTTCGGTTGCGGTTGACCGCTCGCCCCGCCGGCTTTGAGCTCGGCCAGAACTTTCTGGCGCGTCTCTTCCTCGATCTTCTTGCGATACGCTTCGAGGTCGGTGCCGACTTCCTTCTGAACCATCTGCTGCTTGTTCCACTCCATGAGGTCACCGAACGGATCGTCGCTCGTGGCCCATAGGTGGTTGCAGAGATCGACCGGAGCCGATCGGAGTGCGGCCTCTACGGCCTCAGCTCCGTATTCGCGTACCGTCATCCGCTTTGAGAGGGCGGCGCGGGTCGCGAACATCTTCTGCTGCGCTTGGTTCTCGACGTATTCAGCCCAGCCTTCCGGATCGGTGTAGGGATCTGGACGCTGCTGCTGTGGCTGTGCTTGGGGCTGCGGCGTTGGCCGCTGTTGCGATTGCATTTGCTCGTAGGCTTTGGCGCGAGCCTCGGCCTCGATGTGCAGTCGTTCGATCTCCTGGCGCTTCTTGCGTTCCGCCATGAGTTCAGAGAGGGGAACTTGGCGGTTGGCGTTCGGATCGGGCGGTGCTGCCTGCTCGATCGGCACCGGCTCTGGCTGAGCCTGCGTCGTGTCGGCCTCTGGCTGGACCTTCGGGGCAAACCTGCCCTTCTCGTCCCTTGCCCTTGCCGCTTCGGTGCTCTCAGTGTCGACCACAGTTTCCTGCGGTGTTTCACGGTCGAACACGCCATCAAGCACGTTTTCTTCGCCTGACCCTTCGGTCATAGCCATGGTCTCTCTCCGCGATGTCGTTGCTGGTCACGAGAACATCAGGTGTCGCCCTGATGAGGCGGGTTCGGTCACTGTCGCAGACCGAGCGCGAAACGCCGCTTTAAGCCCGGCGAGGCTTACGCACGATAGGCCACTACACTCAGTTCTTAGCCTGAGACGCAATTCCATGCTGCAGCACGGCCGCTTCGCCGTTATCGCTGCCAAGCTCTTCCCACAAAGCGAGTGGGATGTAGATCGTGTGCCGATCCGTGTGGATGCCCACCACGTCGCCGCGCTGGCGGATGTGGTCGAGATTGCCGAACTCTCGGCGCGACATGCTCATGCCGTCGCGGAACCTCTTGAGGCGGCGCTTAACCTCTTCCCTATCGAGCGGCTTGGGAGGCGTGATCAGCATGATCAGTCCTTCAGGTAGTCCTTGAACTTCGGGATCTCGCCGTCGCGGCCGACAACCTCAGCCTTCGGAGGCGTGGTCGTCTGCATGGGCTTGCCGATGATGGATTCGTAGGTCCGGCCGGTGATCTGCGCGAACATGCGGGCAGCCTCCTGCCGCGCTGCGTCACCTGTCAGCTTTTGCTCCGTCGCTAGCTTCAGGCAATCCAGCATGATCTGCTCGTAGTTCATTGGGCTCTTGCCTCGCTCTTCTTGGGTTTGTTCGCGTTCGCAACCTTGGCCTTGGTCATCGCCGCCATCTCGGTCATCTTCTGAGTGTGCTGGCGCTCGCCACGCTCCATCTCTGCAGCGTGCTTCTGGCGCTCGAATGCCATGCGCTCACGTTCGGCCTGCATTTCGAGTTCCTTCATCCGCATGTTCTGCGCGAACTCGATGTCCGCACGCTCTGCGTCGCGGGCGTCCTTCTCAGCCTCGCGCGCCGCGTCCTGCTCTTTCATCTGAGCGTCATGCTGCATCTTGGCCTGATCTGCTTCGAGCTTCGCCTGCACCGCAGGATCAGGCCCAGGCTGCATGGCCTGAATGCCGTCGTCGATCATCTTCAGAAGCTGCTCTTTCTTCGGCGTGTTGGACAACTCGATCACGATCTTGCCCAGCGGGCTCATTGCAGCCTCGCCGAGCTTCGTGAACTGGTCCATAAGCTCTTCGTTCATGGTGATCGTGTCGGGCCCCTCATCGAGTGAGATATCAACGTCGATCTCGGCCACCACGTTCTGCGCCTGGATTTCCCTAGTCTCAGGGTTGATGCTGTAGCTGTTGATCGGCACGAACTGAATGGCGTTGCTGTCGTCGGTGACGCGGATGAAGCGCTCGGCGTTCCATGCCTGGCGCACGCGGTCCCACATCTTGCGATAGCAGCGCAGCTTCCACTCTCTCTGGCGCTCAAAGACGGGCTGCATCTCCGTCATGCCGCTATCACGCTGAGCGAGCAGGGCGCGGCCGGAGGCACCATCCACGCCCTGTCCCTGCCCAACCAAGCCCGGATTCGGGCCGTAGTTCTCCATCTCCTGAATGGACATCGAGAAGCGCTCGATCTCGCCTTGGAGCTTGGCACCATCCTCGATCAAGCCAACGTCCTCGCCCCACTTGGCATGAGGCGCAATCTTCGGCTTGCCGTCGGGCTTGGCCAATTCGCGCGCAAACTCGTCGATGTCTTCTACAGCGCCTTCCTTGTACCAGAACTGTCGCGTCGACAGCCGGTGCAGGAACTTGGACGCGGCGTAGTTCACCTCATCCTGGATGCTCTTGAGCGTCCTGATGATGCCGTAGCGTATGCCCTTCTCGTCGACCCACGGGCTCCAAGCCACATAGGGACAATCCGGCGTGCCATTCTCATCGAGATAGGGGCTCAGGCCGCTTTCGAGCTCGATGTTGCCGGTGAAGAAACAGAAATACCAGCCTTTCGGCGTCTTCTCCCAGAACTCGACCACGCGAATGCGGCGGTTCTCGAAGTCGCCCCACTGCTGATCTCGGTCCTGTTCGACGATCGAGGTCGTGGTGCCGCCGCCGTCGGCGTCCATCATCTCCTCGATCTGCCTGGCCTTGTCCGGCCAACGCTCTTTACCTTCGTCGGTGTCGAGCCAAAGGTGCAGGCCCATGTAGCGCGCGTCGGAGAAATCCGGCTTGATCGAGCGCGGGTCGTAGAAGAACCGATCCTCGGGGACTTCTACGAGCTTGGGATCTTGCCCCTCGATGAGGATTCCGACCGCACCTATGCCGGATACGAGGCCCTTGTGCATAACCTCGGAGCTGATCGACGGCCACTGGTTGTCGTCGCAGACGTAACGAAGCGCCGCGGTTGCCGTATCAGCGTCGGCCTCGTGCTGTGGCGTGCGCGGGTAAGCCTTGGGATCACGACGAAGACGCTGCTCGACGCCCACGAGGAAGTCCACCTTGCGCTTGATGCGGTTGCGCGTGGTGTCTTGCTGACCGCGGCCACGAAGTCGGCGGACCTCGGTGTCCGTCCACTGCTTGTCGTGGTAGTACTGGCGGGCAATGCGGGATTCTTCCAGCTCCTTCGACTTGTTGGTCTCGAAGGCGCGGAACCACTTGATCTTGCGCTCGAGCTTGCTCGGCTCCATTTTCTCGGCGCGCGCGGTCGGTGGTGAAGCAGCGACGGCTGTGGCCACTACGTTCTCCAGCTCTCTTGGTTCGTGGTCACGCTGCGGTAGGCATCCTTCGGACGCTTGGGATCGGTCTTCGGCTTGCGCACCCACGGCCTCGACATGCAGCCATAGCGCCACTCGTCGCCGGCGTGGTCCTCACCGTCCGTGTCCACATCCTCTGGCCTGCCATCGTCATGCTGCAGGGCCGGTATGGTTCGGATCGAGTCGTGGCACGTGCTGAACGTCACGATCATCGGGTTGCCGTCGTCGTCCCCAACCAGGCGGCCGCGCATCTGATCCCAGCCACCCATCGCGCCGCGGCCCTGAACGCGCGCGTTGTCGGCTGGACGGAAGTTGATGCCGAGCGGCTTGCCGGCGTCATCCTTCGCCGAAGACATGGCCATAGCGATCGACGGGCCACCATCCTCGGCGAAGGCTGCAGGATCGAGCACGCGATAGGTCGGCTTCACTGTGTCCTTGGCCTCACGATCTTTGATGCCCTTCGCGACCACATCAGCATGGAGCTTCAAGCCGACATTGGGCTTGCTCGCCCCGTACCATTCCCGATATCGGACCATGCAGCCACGGGGCAGGGTAATGATCTGGCCATCCTTGTTCTCGACGCGGTGCGCATCGCTTGCGACTGCCCACCATCCAAACGAAAACGGGGCCGCTGAGCCCCAATCGCCGGACATGAACCGCAGCCAAGAGTCCGGGACCGTGAATGGGCGAATGACATGCCGCTTCGGATCCCAACAATCGAAGAACGCGCCCTCGACCACATCCCAATTGCCGTAGCGCATGGCCTCGACAAGGGCCTGTGAGCCGAGACCGTGCAACCGCTGCTCATAGCCTGGGTCATCAGCACCCATGGACGGGTTGTCCTCGAGCAAGGCCGGGATGAACTGCCTGAGCATTCCGCCCTCGGCCGGCGGCATCCTGCGCTGCTCGTAAGTATCAGTGCCGTCGACGAACGTGGCCTTGACCCACAGATGACCGATGTTGCCAGGGTTGGCGCCGGCGAGGATGCGGGGGAACTTGCCCGCGAAGTTTGCCGGCACCTCAATTCCGACCATGCGCACGCGATTACGAAGGAAGCGGTACATGGTCTCGGTGAAGTGCGTCAGCTCATCGACAAGGAGGACGTGGATCTCGGCGCCCTGGTACTTGTAGATGTCCTTCTCGTCCTTGCAGTGGCAGAGATAGAGCTTGGAGCCGTTCCAGAACCTTATCTCGTCGTCGACGATCTTCACGAAGCCGCAGTTGACCCAGCCAGCCAGCATGGAGCGAAAGCCCTTTGGGCCTTCCATGTGGTTCTTGATCAGGTCGTCACGAATGCGACGGAAGAGATAGACCTGAAGCCCTGGTATGGCCGAACACCACACGATGGCTGCAACGCGCATGAGATGGCTTTTGCCCCCGCCGGCGGCGCCGCCATACAGGACTTCTGTCGCCTCGGTATCGAAGGCGATGCCCTGCTTGTCGTGGAGGTCAAGATTTAGCTCGGCCGACAGTGACATTCAGGATCGGCGCAATCGGCTTGCCATCGCTTGTGACGTCGGACGTGCTCTTGTCGATGAACATTTGCAGCTCTTCGGTCTTGCCGAGAAGCTCGAGCGCCTTGTTGCTGGCGGTCAGGTCGTCGATTTCTGCGCCCTTGTCGGCGTTGCGCATGAGGCGCTGAAGCACCCAGGCCCGGTCAAGGACGGCGGTCTTGGTCACCCTCTCTTGCAACTCGTGAATCCTTGGTGCAATCTTGGCGTGCCTAAGCAACTTGCTGGCATTCTCGTGCACGCTCTTGTCAGCCATATTGGCGCAATCATAGGCGCGGCGATAAGCGGTTGATGCGCAACCTGTTTCCACGTAGGCCCTGGCGAACTCATCTTGCTTAGGCGTGAGGTTCACAGGGCAGCCTTTTCGTCGGCATAGTCCGTGAGGATCATGGCGAGGGCATCGAGCTCGCGAGCTGACACATCGGTGGGGACTGCAGCTGCAAACCTGTAGACGTGCCCGTCGCCACCCTTAATCTCGATGCCGACCCCAGTCCCTTCCGGGTTTGTGGTCACCTTGCCGTGCTTGTCTACACCGCGGTCCGTCATCTCCTTGATCAGGTCCATCACACGTAGTCCCCATAGAACATGGCTTCGTCGTGCTCTCTGTTGGTGCGGCGAACGCGGATGATGCCGCGCCACTTCTCACCAGTGCTGGATGTCGCAATCACCGTAATGTCGCCGTCGTAGTAGCTGGTGACGGCAGAAATGGTGATGACCGTCCTTGGTGAGGTCGTGGATACTGAGATGGTGGCTGATCTTGCTGTTGCGGAAACCGATGAGAGTGTTTCGCCGGTTTCCAGCCAGTCGGAGAAGTCGATCGTGAGCTTGACGACCGCATCCTGATCTATGAGCAGGAGCGGTTCGCCAGTGTCGTCCATGCGGACGTTGCGGAAGACGGTCGGGCCTTTTTCTGAGATCCCGAGGTAATGACGGGTCACGTAGCTACCGGCGCGATGCCCATGGTGTTGCACTGAGGCTTGTAGAATTTCTCAAGCCAGCTTCCGTCTTCAACTACTCTCTTCGCAACAGGGTGCGCGGGAACGGGATCGTGAGCAACGGGGACATCTTTGCCACCCCAGATGAGCCGGCCAAGCCATCCGAACAGAGCCCACGGCTTACGCGGCTGTCCGCGATGGCGCTGTGCCTCCGTCAACATGCCGAGGCCCGACATGACGAAGCTGATGAAGATGATCGTGCCAGCCGCCTGCAGGTCCATGGCCTGCTCTTGGCTGAGGCCGGCATACTGGGTGTAGATGCGCAGATCGGTGCGCTCTGCTGACGTGGCGACCGGAGCATCGCGGCGCTCATCTCGAGCCTTGGCGAGATCCTTTTGCTTAACTTTCAGCTCCTCGCGAAGCGTCAGGGCTTCAGTGGCGAGGCTTTCATCGGCAACCGCCGAGGCATACGCCGAGCAGAACTCGCGCGTCTGCGGTCCCTTGGTGCTCTTGCACCCGTCCGTCAGTTTCCAGAAGCGGTGCGCCTTGGCGTTGTTCTGATCGGCGCGGGCGGCCTCAGGGGTGCGCGTGGGAGCGATCTTGAGCTTGTCCTGGATGCGCTTCACGTCGGCGGCGAGCTCGCGCTCAGTGGCCGCAGCATCCTGCGTGCGATCGAATGCCGCCTGCTGGAAGCCTGCCTTCTCAAACTGGCCATCCGAGGCAGCGCCGAGCCACTGATTGACACTGTAGCCGAAGGCGCACACCCACAGCAGGGCGAAGGCCAGCACGCCGACGATAGAGCGCTCATGCCATGAGCGGACGACCTCGCCAGAGAAGTAGAACTCGCCGCAAAGCGCAGCGAGCCCGAGCGTGAGGATGACGGCGCTGTTCGCCCAGGTGAATTCGAAGCCCGCCTTCTTGGCAATGAGAATGATGCCAGCAGCGGCGACGAAGCGGATGATCCAGGCGAGGGGGTCGAGCTTGGGGAAGTTGAGGGCGGCGCCCTTGATGGCGCCAACGAGACCATGAGACATGGGGTATGTTCCTCCGGGGTTGAGGAACGCGGTACGGGGTGCTTCGGGGGCATTGAGGGCTGGGCGGGTCTCATGACCCTTTAGCCCTATGGTGGATCAGCGTCCAGGGCGTCGGATCAGGTCAACTGCGACCGCCTCTCGGGGTGCGTCCGTCATCAGTGGGATTTTTCCGAGTTTCTAACGGGCTCCCAAAATCGATTTGGGTCCCTCTTTTGACCCTATCGCCTATCAGGGGCGAATCGGGGATGGCCACAGCGGAGCGCTTGTCCAGCTACGCGGCTTGGCTCTCAGACCTGGGGGAACATCGAATCAATAACTAACCCATTGGGGAGTCTGAAGCTGTGATTCCAGAGTCACAGTCGGGATGAAATCACAGCGCGCCGTAGGCCTTGAGGCCCTTGGTCAGCATCTCGCGGATGATGGTCGTGCGATCGGGCACGCCCTCGCGGTCTTCGATGATCGTATCTACAGCCGCAATCTGCTCTTGGGTCAACCTGACGGCGAGCTGGACCATGGGCTTATCGCCTGATGGGGGCCGTCCGCGGCGCTTTTTGGGCTGCTTGACCATGCGCTTTATATACGCATCCCCACAAATCCCGTCTAATCACGAAAATGTGATCGCTCCGGCTGTGAATAACACTGCCTAGCTATTTACGCATCCCGAAAATATGCTATATTCAAATCATGAGCACCGGGCATTCCGGTCTCGGAAGATGGAGACGAGAGATGCAGAAGATTTTCCTCGCTCAGGTCGACGGGTTCTCGGAGCACTTCGGCAACCTCGATGATCTGCGCACCTGGGTCCACGCCATGGATCGGCGTTACGGCCTGAAGGGGAAGACCCTGAATATCTACCAGGGCACGCGAAGCGGAGACACCGCTAGCTACGACAAGTCGCGCAGCATGGTCGTTCAGTGAGGCGGCCATGTCTGAGGATGATCTAAAGGAGTGCGACTGCTGCGGTGAGATGAAGTCCGATGTTCGGACTTCATACATCCCTCATGCTGGAGACACGAGCGCTTGTGCTGAATGTCGTGGCGAAGGGGCTCCGCAAGACCTTCGCGCTCAGGTCATCGAAGAATGTGCGAAGTGGCATGACGGACAGTTCGACAAATACGCCAAGCTCGCAAAGGAGGCTGCGGATCGCCAAGACATGTCATCCAACGGCTTTCACGCCGATACAGCTCAGCATCACATGATTTCGGCGGCCGCCCTTCGCAGCCTCAAAGCGCACCGAAACTGAAGCGCCCCCAATGACTTGCCAACGGCCCCGGCCCGAAAGGGTGGCGGGGCCTGAGGGCGTGAGAGGACCGAACATCCTCAGAGACTAAGCGGCCCCGCAAGGTGCTTCGAACCACCGAGCGAGGCCTTGATCAACCCCAGATGGAACCTGGAGAAGACCCATGACCAAGCATACACGCACTCAATACTTCGTCCATAGCTACCCGGCTCTTGTGGGCGGGATTGTTGCAGCAGGATACTCGATCGCCCTGCTGTGCTCCGATGGCTTCGCAACGGGCTTCACGTTCAAGCACGCGGCTATGCCGGCCCTCGTCGGACTGACTGTGCTCTTTGCACACGAGGCCTGGCGCGCGGGTAAGGAACTGAAGGCGGTCTCGTTCGTCGCCTTCCTCGCCCTGGCCACGTTCGGCTCGATCGCGATCGTCTCGGAGACCATGGGCCGCACGGCCGAAAGCCGCGATGCCAAGGTGTCTGAAGCGACCAAGGACGTGAATGCCTACGCCGCCCTGCTGGCGAACCTCGATCGGGCCAACAAGCTCGTTTCCGAGGCCGAGAGCTGGGTAGCAAGCGAATGCAAGACGGGCCTTGGCCCCAAGTGCCGCGGCGTCACCTTCACCCGTGACCAGCGGCAGGCCTTCGCCGAGAAGCTGCGGAAGGATGCCGAGGCCCACAAGGCGCCGGCGCCGATCGACAGCAAGGCGGATCGGGTAGCAGCAGTTGCCGCCCTGTTCGGCTTTGGTGAGGCTACAGTGAAGAAGGCGGTTCATATGTTCGAGCCGTTCGTGCTGCCACTGTTTCTAGAGCTCGGCGCGATCTTCCTGTTTGGGTTCGGTGTTCGCACTCGCAAGGTCAGTGTCCCGGTGTTTGAGAGTGTTCCGGCACAGGAAACAAAGGCGCTGAGCTTTGAGCGGCCCTTTACCGACGAGGAAATCGAGCAGATCCGCAAGATCCTCGAAGGACGCTCAGCACCGGTAACGAACGACGAGCTGGCAGCGCTGGCAGGCGTCTCGAAATCGGAAATGTCGAAGCGCGTCGCAAAAGCAGTGGAAGCCGGCAAGGTCGTGAAGTTCAAAGCTGGACGTTTCAACGCAATCAGCCTAGTTGCTTGAGTGGGTGTAGCCCACCCATAGCGGAGCCAAACGCTAGGGCCCCCGATGCCTCACGGTGTCGGGGGTTTTTCTTTGGGAACCGGCGCAAACTTCCACATGTCTCTCAGTGCGTCATGCGGGTCGATGTGGCGGTGCAGGGTGTGTCCGCAATCGGGGCAGGCCTCGGAGTAGTGGCCGCCTTGCAGATTCACATACATGTCTCGCTTCATCCTGCGATGCTCGCATTTCTGAGCGCTCATGTCTTCCTCACCACCTTGAGCTTCTTGGATGCGAATACCTTGGCGACCGCCGCTGCCGCTTTGCTGCCGGTGCCCTTCTTCTCCCAAGCCTTCGCCTCTCTATCTGCTGCGAGCTTCTTCTGCTTTGCCCGATACGTCTTCTTGCGGATGACCTTGCCGTCCTTGATGATGACGTTCGTGAGAGGCTTCGTGGTCATTGGAGAAACCTCTCGCAGCAGTCGTCGAACGTAAGCCGCTTGATCTCTTTGCGCTTGAGGAATCGCTGGCGCTTCTGATCCCATACCTCCCATCCGGTGCTGCCATTGAGAGACTTTGGCACATAGCGGTGCGTCGCCCACGACTCCTTCGTTTCGGCGTTGATCCAGATCACGCGGAGGCGACGGTTGAGCTCTTCGTCTTTCGTCGGCCCGCTCATGCGGCCTCCAACTGATCTATCCGCGCTCTCACGATACGAACCGCATTGAATATCTTGAGCGCAACCTCAGCCTCTCCACGAGAGATTGCTACGATCTCGCCTGACTTTCCTTCCATGGGGCCTGATCGAATGATCCCTATGTCGCCGGCTTTCAGCAATGGGCGACGCGGCTTTTCCATCTCCATGTCGAGGCGTGCTGCTGCCTCTGCGATCTTGCCTATGACTTCCTCGGGGATAGGCTCGTGTCTTCCACACACCGTGACAGGGCCGATGATCATGCGGCGCCCGAACTTGTCGCGGATGTTCTCGGTTTCCTCAATGCGAGGAATCCAAAACCTTACGAACAGATAGCCCGTGAACAGCGCCTTGAAGTTGTCCCTCTTGCCCTTGCGCCGGCGGATGCGAACGGAAGGCGTGTAGACCGTGAACCCTCTGTCGCGCAGAGCGTTGGCCGCCTGGAACTCGCGCTGAGGAGAGACCTTGAGGACATACCACGGGTCTTCGATCATGTGTCTGCGAGCCTCAGAAGCTGGAGTTTCAAACGCTCGAGAAGCCACAGAACCTCTGCGCCGTCGGCGACGGATGAAGCAAAATATTCATCGCCGTTCTTGTCGTAGCCGAGCACCACCACATCCATCAGGCCAGCCTCACCAGCCTTCTGCAGGATGCGCTCAGGCGGTATGTCCAGCGTGGTGATGCCGGGGAAGGTGACGACGTTCTCGCTCATTTGAGCGCCCACCATGCGAAGCGGACAGCGCGAGCTAGGCATATGCACACCGCAGCGAATATCACCGCCAGACCGAGCCCGCTCGCAGCGATTACGATGAAGTCGAGTCCAGTGGCGCCGTTGCCAGCAAATCGCTTGCCAACGGCATAACCGAAGTCGTGCGCAGGCGTGCGGATGTCTACGAGGAAGGGCAGGACAACCCCGATAACACCGCCTATTGCAACAGCCAGCCAGTTCATTTCAGCGCCCACCATGCGACCGAGACGTAAGCCATTTCCATAGCCCCTAGCGCCGGTATTGGAATTCCTATCCTCGCTGCTCTTGCTACAGTTCCAGCAAGCAGGATCACGAGCACGATGCCGACAACCATCATCACAATGGACTTGATCTGAGATATAATCGCGTTGGCGCCTTTCATTCGCGTTCTCCGGTCATGCGCTTTGTCATATCGCGGTGCAGCCCGCGGTTCTTGCTCGCCATCTGCTTGGCCATGAAGGCGTCGCGGTTGGCGTTGAGAAGCGCCTTCACATCCATGGGCTCGATGTTCTTGAGCGCCTTGCTGTCGGGGTTGTTCTTGCGCCACTCGGTAGCCTCGCGCGTGCGCTGCGCTTCCTTGCGCCAGTAGGCAACGTCGTCTGATCCTGGCATGACGCGCTCGACCGTCGGCGTGTCGCGCGGATCGTTGACCAGGAAGCGCAAGAAGGCCGAGCGCTTGCACGCGGCGCGGAGCTCGCGGCCCCAGCCCTCCTTGTCGGAGAGAACGACCCACGGATGCGAGCGGAAGTCTGGCGCCCACTCCCAGCCGTTGCCTCCGACGCCGTTGACGAACTTGGCTGCCGCGATGCGTGCCGCCTTGACGCGGTCGCTTTCGACGCGTTCGCCGCCGTTCTTGGCGCGCTCCGCCCAATTGCGCGCTTCGATCGCATCCTCGGAAGCCGCTACACAGTCGGCGATCTTGGGCCAGCCAGGGTACTTGTGGGTGCGCGCGAGCTGGTCAATGGCGGCATCGATGATCTCACCTGAATAGCCCTTGAGCAGGCGTTGGTACTCGCGCATGAGAAGCTCATCGTCAGAGCTGTTTGGTGAGCCGAACAGGACCAGCAGGCGTTGAGTGAAGGTTGTCATAGCGCTGGAATGTCCTTGGCGATTTCCATGAGCCGACGCATGTGCTCTGCCTTGGCGTCCTGCCTCGTGGGCCTGGGCGGCTCGTCGCCACGTGGCGGCTTGGCGTTCTTGACGAACTCGGAGAATGCCTTGTTCGGGTGGCGTGGCTTATCGCCGGCAGCGATGGCGCCCTGCAGCTCGAGCATCCCGGCCTTGACCTTGTCGGGCCCGTAGGCATCGACGTTGCCGGCCAGAATGGCATGAGCAACATCGTGCTCTTTCGGCCGAAGGTCTCCAGCCAGCCAGCCAGCCAGCATGTCGACGTACCGGAACGTCGAACCGTTGAGGCCGGGAATCTCTGCGACCTCACACGCGCTACTTGCTACCTCTTGAGATAGATACACTCCCGAAGGGAGTTCCTTCTGCGCGGGCGCATGCACGCGAGAGACTTGTTCAGACGCCACCAGTGGCGTCGGTGGCGCCAGTGGCGCGCCACTGGTGGCGCCAGTGGCGCCTATGACGCCACTGGCGCCGACTTGCAGCATCGCGCGCTGCACTGATCGGAGCGGAATTCCGGTGAACTCCGCTATCGCCTTGCTGTCGATCAGGCGCATGGTGACCATGATCGTGCCGACGTATTTCGCGGTCGGTGGAATCGGCAACTTGGCTATTGCCGCCAACAAGCTATCCACAGCCGGGTTGACGGACGGTGTTTCGTGTGCCTTGAAAGAGTCGTGTTCGTGGGCGATATACATAGTGTTCGATCTTCCTAGTGTGAGAGCTGGTTGGATCGTGAGTTTCAGTTCAGCGTTGCATGCCCCTAGCGCCCGCTCTGGTAGCCCCTGGAGCGGGCGCCGTGCTTTTGAGGACGATGGATTTGATTTGCTGAGCGTCGTCGTAGAAGAGCGCGTCACGGCCGCCGAGCTTGACGACGATGTCCTCGTGTCCGTTGCCCTTGGCGGCGAGGTATCGGACGAATGTCCAGTCGGTTTCCGACAGTGTTCGACGGTGTTCGGGCTTGGAAACTCTCATTGCCGGCCTCCGGTGGCGCCTGAGCGCGCGGCGGAAACTCCGAACACCGCAGCAGCCGCCGTGCACGAAGCACCAAGCGCGCCGATCGCCGCGATAAGCCCGCTGCCAAGCCAGGCCGCGGTGATGCCGAGAGCGGCTCCAGTCCAGAAGAAGCCCCAGCCCTTCTGCTTGTCGGTGAAGAACGACTCGTCTGTTTCGAGGTCTCTAGCCCCGTCTATGATGGACTTGGCGTGCTCGAGTTCGGTCATGGGCCCCTCCAAGGCTTGCGAACAGTGGAACGGAGCAGGCGCGACTGCTGTGGAGGGGCAGTCATGGCGTTGGCGACCAGGAGGGTCAAAAGCGCCTGCTCCGTACCGCTATGCGCAGCACGGGGTTACTCAACGCGAGACTGGAACGGGATCAGCCCGCTGATCATGTGGGGCTGGACAGTAACACTAAGTTACCGTAACATGTGGTTACGTCCATCGTCAACAGGACGTAGCGGTAAGATGCGTGCAGCGCGGAAAGTTGCGATGCACCATTCCGCTCATGATGACGAGCAGGCACCTTAGAATTATGAAAATATTCGGCACACGGCTGAAGCAGGCCCGCATCGATGCAGGTTATGAATCTGCAGCGCAGGCAGCGTCCCAGCTCGGGATCGAACCGCATACCTATAGGGCTTACGAGCGAGGCGCTCGCGAGGCCAATTACGAGACTTTATTGCGCATGTGTGAACTCTACGGGATATCTGTGGATTTCGTATTGCCTGTGCAGGTGCCGGTGGGAAACGCCTCGAAGGCCCGACGGCCGGCAGCTTGATTCTGAAATTTCCCCGACGATCATCTTCTCGGAATGAGAAAGACTGAATTCCTATAATTTACCAAGTCTAGAACAAGCGCGCAACGCAATGTGACGGCGTGCGTGTACGGTACGCCCAAAGATTTCGTAACGCTGAGTTACTTTTTTGTAGACAGGCCCCGAAGCGTAACGTATTGTTACCTTCATCGCAGGACGGTGCTTCGCCTCATAGGCCCGATCCCCCGGCTTAACGGAGCCCCGTCCTGCGATCACGAGATCACAAGGGGCAGACCATGAACGACACACCCAAGCAAATCCTAGCGCGTGCGTTCCGCCAGTCGCTGCGTCCCGAATACGAAGACAGCCTCATCGTCAGCATTCGCGACAAGATCACCGAGGCCAAGCGCTTCCGGCACCTGCGCGTCGAGCTGATGAACCTCCTCTCCGACGAAGTGCACGAGATGAAGCTCGAGGACGTGTCCCGCAGCCATCCCGGCATGATCGACGTCCTTTACCCGGAGACAGCATAGCCCGCTCAAGGGGCCTTCAACTAGCGGATGGGCTGAAGGCTCAGGGGTACGAGGCGGGCTCAACGGGCGGGAGCAACCTGGGAGAGGGCAACGGCTCCCGCCCGACACCCTCAAAGGATCAGGACCATGAAATACAAATCAACATTTGATCTCATGATCGGCAGCGCGCTCGTCACTCAGATCGACGTCGCAGCTCACGTCGAAACCTATCACGGCGATTGGCACATTACCGGCGTCTATGCCGACGCGATCGAGATCAATGGCCAGTGCCCCGGAGGCGAGGCTTACGTCGAGATCCCAGCCTCTCACCCCTTCCACAAGATGATCCTCGATTACTTCCTCAATGAGTGCCGCGAGGACATCGATCGGGATTGGGTCGAGCGCACGAGCAGATATCCGTCGTTCGTGCACGCGAATTCTGCAGGGAGGTCGTTGTGATCACCCCCGAGAGACTCCGAGAACTTCTGAGATACGACCCCGAGACGGGGGAATTCACATGGCGTGTTAAGCGACCTGGCACAAGAGGCGAAGGCTCTGTCGCCGGTTGCATTTGTCGTAACAGGGCGGGTCTTAAGTATCGATACATCGCACTCGATGGACGCTTGTACCTCGCCCACCGCCTCGCGTGGTTCTTCGTCCATCGCCTCTGGCCTAGGCAGCAAATCGATCATGCCGACGGAGACGGGTTGAACAATCGAATAGCAAATTTGCGCGAAGCAAGCCTCGCTGAGAACGCGCGCAATCGTCGTGCTCCCACGAGCAATACCTCTGGCTTCAAGGGCGTGTCGTGGGTTCCAAAAGATAAGCGCTGGCGCGCGCAAATTTGGGTCAATGGTCGCAACAGGCACCTAGGTTGCTTCGACGATCCGGCTAAAGCTCACGCAGCATATGTGGCTGCTGCGTCAGAGCTTCATGGCGACTTCGCAAACACTGAGGTGAAGATATGAGCGAGACAGCCGTTGCCATCCAGCTCAAAGGCCCCGCCATGCCGGTGCCAGTCGCTGAACACAGCGAGAGTTCCGCTATCCTCTCCATACTCGAGAGAGCCGCGCGCGACCCTGCTGTCGACATCGACAAGATGGAGCGCATCTTCGAGATGCAGGTCCGCGTCAGGGCCGACGAAGCGCGACGGGCATACGATGCCGCATTCGCGCTCATGCAGGAAGAACTCCCCGAGATCGACAAGCGCGGCAAGATCATCATCCGCGACAAAGCCAATCAAGAGAAGGTCATTCAATCCACGCCATACGCGCTGTGGGAAGATACCGCGCGGCTCATCAAGCCCATACTCGCAAAATACGGTTTCGGCCTGTCATTCCGCATCAATCAGACAGAATCCAGACTGACGACAACGGCCGTTCTGTCGCGCGCAGGACACCGCGAGGAAACGAGCTTTTCCGCTCCGATCGACAACACGGGATCGAAGAACAACGTGCAGGGCTGGGGCTCATCCTTCAGCTACGGCAAGCGCTATGCCGGCACGGCCCTCCTGAACATCACGACGCGCGGCGAGGACGACGACGGCAAGGCCGCTGGCGTGTCGGCAACGATCTCCGACGAGCAGGGCGACGAGCTGCGCAAGCTCATGGAGGACTTCGAGAGCGACCGCATGGAGGGCTTCTGCAAGCACTTCAAGATCGACAAGATCGACGATCTACCCGCAGCCAAGTTCGAGGCTGCGAAGGCTGCCATCGCCAAAGCAAAGAGGGCGCCATGATTGAGCAGGGCACACCTGAGTGGTTTGCGCAGCGCCGCGGGAAGGCCACAGCATCCCGCGTCGCCGACATCATGGCGACCACGAAGTCTGGCGTCAGCGCGCTGCGCACAAACTACGCTGCGCAACTCATTGCCGAGCGCCTGACCGGCGTTGTCGCCGAGAGCTACACCAACGGCGCTATGCAGTGGGGGACAGATACGGAACCCGACGCGCGCGACGCCTATTGCTTCTACCAAGGCGTGAAGGTCGTGCCGGCTGAGTTCGTGCATCATCCGACGATCACCATGGCCGGCGCATCGCCCGATGGCTACGTCGGAGACGATGGCCTTGTAGAGATCAAGTGCCCCAACACGGCAACACACATCGACACGCTGCTCGGCAAGAGCGTGCCCAGCAAGTACATCGCGCAAATCCAATTCCAGCTCGCCTGCACAGGGCGCAAGTGGTGCGATTTCGTGAGTTATGACCCTCGGATGCCCGAGCATCTGAAGCTGTTCGTGCGCCGCGTCGTTCGCGATGACACGCATATCGGCGACATCGAAGCCGCCGTCACCGCCTTTCTCATGCACGTCGACGCCAAGGTGAAGGCCCTCAATGAGCTATCGGAGGCCGCATGAAGCCGAAGCAGCTCGACCTTGCCTTGGAGGAAATCGAGAGCATCAGGCATCTAGCCGGCGCTCTCGAACAGACCGTCAGCGACCTCGCAAAGAGGATCGCACCTGAGACGAGAGAGCTTTCGTCTCGCATCGTCCTCCAGCACTGCGAGAGAGCCCTTCGCATCGCGCGCGGCGCGCCGATGAACCCTCAGTCGCGGGCAAGGATCGAAGCCACCTACAAGATGGTCCAGAGGGAGCTTGCAGCATGAGCCATCGCATTTTCATCTGGTGCTTCTGTGCTTCTCCAGCACTTCTAGCGAGCCTCCTCATATGGTCCTACGTGAGCATTGGGGTCGCTGCGATCTTCTTCTTCATGGCCTGTTTTGGGAGCGGCTACATCGCTCGATGGCTTGATGAGCCAGCAAAGCACTCCATCAGGCGGAGCTTCTTCCCATGAGCAGGGCAACCGTCATCATTCGATCTGAGTTCGACCGCGAGCAAGCCGCAACGTGGGCGCTCAATGCGCCGATCGGCACAAGCGTGACCTTCAAGAAGTCGAGCCGGTCACTAGACCAAAACGCGCTGATGTGGGCGCGTCTCACGGAGATCGCACGCCAAGTCGAATGGTACGGACGCAAGCTCACGCCCACCGACTGGAAGGACATGTTCACCGCATCGCTGCGGAAGGCAACCTCTGTTCCCGGCATTGATCCCGGCACCGTCGTCGTTCTCGGCCTGCACACGTCGGACATGACCAAGGAAGAGATGGGATTGCTTCTCGATCTCATCGACGCATTCGCCGCGGAGCGCGGCATCAGCTTTCAAGAACAAGTAGCAGCGTAGGAGCGTCCCATGCAGAACGATGACGACGTGATTTGCATCGCATTCAAGCGCCTTGCTGAAGGGGGATACGTCGCGCTCGACAGTGAGAACAAGCCTATCAAGGCATTCTCCACCTATCAGGAACTTGAGTGGGACACCGTATGCGGAATGCGCAAGGTGTGCGGAAGTCATCCCAATGACGGAATGCCGAAGTTCGTCGGCGAGCAGCCTCCGCCGCTTCGCGATGAACTACCAACTCAGCCTGTCCGCCAGAGCATCGCATCCCGTGTCGTCAATCTCGCATCGAGAGCCGCACGATGATCCGCTCCCGCAAGTTCGACGGTCGAAAGGTCATTCTTACAGCCATGGCAATTGTGGCTCTTGGCGTCGTCGCATGGGTGTCGTGGCCATGACCGACCGAATGGAGTTTTCTCCTAAGACGAAGATCGCGGCATTCGAGCGAGCCAAGGGGCGCTGTGAGAAGTGCAAGAAGAAGATCGTGCCTGCGAATGGACCCGCTCAGTACGACCACATCATACCGGCCGCCATTGGTGGAGATAACTCCCTTGCGAACTGTCAGGTGCTCTGCAAGCGCCCATGCCACGATCTGAAGACGCACAAGACGGATGTGCCGGAGATAGGTCGCACCAAGCGCATCATCAGGAATAACGCAGGGGTCAAGCGGCGCAAGGGCAAGCCTATGCCAGGCACCAAGGTAAGCGGATGGAAGAAGCACATGGACGGCCGTGTCTCGCGTCGGTGAAGAAAAGGACAGGTGATTGAGCCATGACAGAGGATAACGGTGGAGCGGCGATCCGGCTTAGCGATCTCAAGCGCGAGATCGACGAAGTGCGTGACGATCTCAACATGCTCGCGCTTATGGGCGCCGTTCCCTTGTGGAACTCGCTGCTCGGAAGACTCGATGACCTCTACGAAAATCTGGAAGCACAGGCCATGCTTTCTGCCCGCAAGAAGGAGACGGGGGAATGAGCGGACACAGCACGCTGCCGTGGCGAGTTGGCGGTCGACCTTCTCTGAAGGTTTGGTCGGACTTTGACAATGAAGTCGTCAGCGAATGCTGGATGGTTGCCGGCACGAAAGGCGAGGCCAACGCCGCTCTCATCGTCCGTTCCGTCAACGCCCACCACCAACTGGTAGAGGCGCTGGAGAAGATTGCGGACATCATCAAGCGCAACAAATACCACCAGTGGGAAAAGATCGAAGACGCAGAGTCTATAGCACGCGCTGCTCTTGCTTCAGCAAAAGGTACATCAGAATGAGCGGATCGGAAAATGACGGGTTCACGGCTCGCTCCACGGGAGCTTCGCCTGCTGCCGCCAGCAGGAGCCGTGAGGACGGCATCGAGGAGTGCGCAAAGTGGCACGATGAGCAGTTCAACAGATGTGCGGAGCGCGCGAAGGAATACGCCGACTGCGGTGATATTGTTTCTAACGGCCACCAAGCCGACGAGGCGCAATTCCATATGCACTGCGCCGTATCGCTTCGAATGTTGCGCTCTCGTCTCCAGCCGGCGGCAGCAGCGGAGGCGCGTAGGGTCGATTGCTGGCGTTGTGGTGGCTGCGGCGAACTCGATGCGAGCGCGACCCCTTGTCCAGCTTGCAACGGTAAAGGCTATCACGCAGCAGCAGCGGAGGCGCCTTCCAGCGCCGAACGCGTCATCGACATTCTCGAAGATGCGGGCGTGCCAGAAGAATGGCGCACGCATTATGCCAATCTTCTAGCAGAAGTCCTCACTCCCGCTCTTGCTGCTGAGAACGAAAGACTGAGAGATGCGCTGAAGCCGTTTGCTGAAGTGGCTGTGCAATTTGATTACGAAGATGACACTGTAATCGGCCTCGCCACGGGCGGAAACCACATAATTTACTCAACGCTGATGGCCGACTATCGCCGCGCCCATACCGTTCGCAATGGCGAGGGAGACGCGGCTCTCCGCTCCCTCACCCCTAGAGAGGGAGGCTGAGACCATGGATGAAGAACAGCAACCTGATGCATCTTTGCATGAACGGCTCAATCGAGCACACGCCATGATGGCGGCCTGTCCATGCAACTGCCGCGGACTATTCGGACAGCACCTAACGGCCATTTCAGATGCACAGACGGAATTGTCCAGCCTCCGCTCAGAGCTAGATGCTGCATACGAAAGAGCGGCGAAAGTGATCGACGATAATCAAGAGGCGGTTAGCAGCCTGAACAACGAACGCTATTTGCAGCCGCGTCGAGCAGGCAATCTCATGGGCACGGCATACGCCTCTTCCATCCGTTCTCTTAAATCCGGAGATCGAGACCATGGATGAAGATAATGGGTTCACAGCTTCGCGATTGGAAGATCGCTCGCTTGCTGCTTCGCAGCGTAGGGAAGGACGACTTCACGAGTTAAAAACGTGGGCGCCTTACTGGGATGCCGTCGCGACGGGCGAGAAGACCTTCGAGGTCCGCCGTGATGATCGAGGCTTCCAAAAAGGCGACATGCTGGCGCTACACCGTATGCGTTTCGACCAGCCACATCGCTACGATGACGCGGGCGGCGATACGCACCTCATCACGAAGCGCACAATCTACAAGCGCATTACCTACGTTCTCACGGGCGGGCAACTCGGCATCGAACCCGGTTACGTTGTTCTCGGGTTGGAGCGCTCTTCACTACGCGACGAAGTCGCAAGCGAGCCGCCTCCCAGCGGCGAAGCTGTCACCCCCGAATCCGCCACCCCTAAATCCTCGGAGGCGGCCGAATGACAGAGATAGGGATTCCGCAGCTTGTGGCGTCGATCAACGCCGCTGCGATCTACAACGGGGGGAAGGGATGAGGTTCGCCTACGCAGATCCGCCTTACCTCGGCCGCGCTGAATATTATCGGGCGCACCATGCCGACGCGATGGCATGGGATGATCCCGATACCCATCGCGCGCTGATCGAACGCCTGCAGGCGGAATACGACGGCTGGGTAATGAGCCTGAGTGAACGGAGCCTGCGCACCATCCTTCCGATGTGCCCGCCTGAAGCGCGCACGGCGGCATGGATCAGCGAACGAGCGCGCTATGCCGGCAGAGCCGTTGCGGTGCGCCGACACTTCGAGCCCGTGATTTTCTGTGGCGGGCGAGAGGGGCCAAATCGCGCGGCTGATTTCGTCGTGACGAAGCAGGAGCCGATGCCGGCAGGCGCCAACAGGTATGAGATGAACAAGGGCGCGATACGCTCGGGCGAAGTGTTCGTCGGCAGGAAGCCGGCGGCGTTCTGCCGATGGGTGCTTGATCTGCTCGGCTACAATCCGAAGGCCGATGACCTCTACGATCTGTTTCCAGGCACTGGAACAATGGGGGCAGTCGTTGCTGCCATGCAGTCTCGCGGCCACGAGACGTTGCCAATATTTGCTGACGTGAAGGAGTCTACCGGATGACTCATATTGATGGGGCCTTCATCCCGATCGACGACGTGATGGCTAAGCTCGGGCCTAAGTTCAATCGCCGCTACGTCCGGGAGGCCATGAGCGAGCTCGGCTTCGCCCGCAAGATCGGCCGGGAGTATTTCACAACCCCAGGCGAGGCGCAGAGCTTCCTGCGCCATGTCGAGGAGAATGGTCTATGCAAGACAGGACGCCGCGGGCGCACCTCAAGCCGTACCTCCGGGGCAAGACGTGGTACGCGCGCGGGTATGTCGCCATCCGTAACGGCAATAGTCTCACCCGAACGCGAATTGAAAGAAGCGCTGGCCAGGATTGCCGCACCAAAGCGCAGGCACAGAAGTTCTGCGACGACCTGAGCCGGATGTTCGAGGAGCGGGCGCTTTCCTCCAAGCGACCCCTCACATTCGCGAAGGCCATGATGAACTATCTGGACCTCGGTAAGCCGCAGCCCAAGAAGGCGACGCAGCTTTTGAAATTCTTCGGAACGACGCTCGTCAGTGAGATCGACAACACGATGATGCTCGAGGCCAAGCGCGCGATGTTCCCGGACGGCGCCAAGGCGCCCTATGTGAACCGCCACCTGTACACGCCCATGGTCGCGATCCTGCGCCTGGCGGCGAAGGACAAGGCGTGCGACGTGCCGATGTTCGAGCGCCCTGACGGCTACACGAAGCACCCGCCCGTGCAGAGCCCGCAGGACGATGAATGGTATCGCGTGGTCGTGCCGGAGCTCAATCCTGATGCCGCGGCCCTGGTGACGCTGCTGACGGTCTACGGCCGGCGGATCTCGGAGTTCCTGAAGCTGGGGCCGGCAGCCTTCGACGTGGAGCGCTCGACGCTGAGCCTAGGGCGCACGAAGAACGGCCGCGAGGTGTTCCTGCGTCTGGATCCGCGCGTAGTCGCGATCATGCTGCGGATGCCGAACTGGCAGAAGCGCGATCACCTGTTCCGGTACAAGCCGCGCTCGGGCGTGGATGCGGTGAACAAGCTGATCCGCGAGACATGCGAACGGCTGGGGGTGCCCTACTACTCGACGCATAAGTTGGGGCGGCACAGATTTGCGCTTCGGATGCTCGACAAGGGGTATTCGCTGCAACACGTGAAGGACTCGGGCGGGTGGGAGACGATCTCGGTTTTGTCGGATCGGTACGGGTCTCGGGCGCACAGCGAACTCACTGAAACGATTCACGATGCGGGCGGTGCGCTTCTGGACGGTCTCAAGTCTGGGGAATAGCTGGGGGAAGCCTCTATTGGGGTGGCACCCTAAGCCGTTGTTTGATATAGTAAACCTAGGTGCCTAATATGGTGCCGCAAGAGGGACCACTGACCTAGGCTAGTATTGTTGATTTCGTTGAGTAAATCCGGCGCGCGGCGCCATTTCACGGCATGAAGCAGCCGTAAACAGAGCGAGAACGTGGGGGAGAATTGGGGAATGTTCACCTACGAGGATTTCAAGGCGGCCGAGCTTAAGAGGGAGGCCGATGCGCGAGCTGCAGGCAGAGGCATGGGCAACATCGAAGCCCGCAGGCTCCTCAGCCAATGGGGCACCGAGCACGGCTGGCGATACAAGCTGATGCTGCGGGTGATCAGCCGGTGCGAGAACGGCCCAGGCGGCTGCCTCGAGTGGCGTGGCGGGAGTTGTGTGAAGGGCTACGGCCGGATCAAGGTCAATGGCCGGCTGGCGGCGACGCATCGGGTGGCGGCCTATGCCGCCGGCATCATCGACGATGTGTTCGGGCCCGAGCGCGAACAGTGCGCGCTCCATGCGTGCGACAATCCGAGCTGCTGCAACCCGGATCACCTATCGGCCGGGACGCTATCGGACAATATGCAGGACTGTGCAGCGAAAGGGCGCCTCGGCTTTCAGAAGTAGACCCCTACCATGTCAAGGTACGTTGCGGAGCATCGGGGAGTTGAGTTTGCTGGGTTTTCGTAAGGGATTAGCGTCAGAACGTAGCGTGAATCGACGCGGAAGATGAATTCAGAAGTCACGACTGTGACTTTAGGAGAGAGGGCAAAATGGACGAGAAAATCAAATGGGCGCTGACGCCCGAGAACATCGACTGGGTGATGCCTTGGAAGGACCGCCCCCACACCAATCAGTTCGAGGAAGAACGGGCTCTGGCGCTCATGCTCATGAACGAAGTGGTGTTCGTGAACAGCCATTGGTGGAAATACAAGCAGATGACTGACGAGCGCACCGAAGACGGCAAAGGCTTCAAGTCAGAGGTCGATCCAGACGCGCGCTGGACCAAGGAGGAATCCGAACTGATCTCCGTCCACGTCAACTGCAGCGATATCTTTGCTTGGGGTTGCGCGGACTCTGAGGAGCTTCCTTACGACGAGATCGAAAACGTCTACCGATTGTGGCGAGCGGATCCAGTCTGGGGCTCAGCCAAATGGTGCGCCATCCGTCGGAAGCAGCAGCCGCAAAAGCCAGTCATTGACCGGATGAAGCAGGCGGGATCGTGGGACGACATCATGGAAAACCTCGGTCCCAACACGATGGACGCTGAGGTGCAGGCATACTTCCGCGCCATGGCCCCGGTGATCAAAGCTCAGATAGCTCCAGCCTAACCCCCACACAACCGTGACATGCGGAGAGAGGGCAAAATGGGTGAACAAAGCGCGATGCTTGATCGGCTGGACGAGTTCGACCATCCGTTCGACGTCAACGAACATGGTGTGTGGTGCGTAGCCTGCGGTGAACTGATCGCGGCGCCTTGGAACGTCACTGAGACCTACGTACCACCTGAGAACTGCGGCAAATGCGGATGGCCAGACGAGTTCGATCCGGAGGCTGTTTGATCATGAACACACTGAGCCTAACCCCCACACAACCGTGACATCTGACAGGACACCATGAGGAGAGGGAAATGGGACTGCGGAGTAGGCTGATTTAGGTCATGTTCGGCGTTTGTGCGCGTGCGTCAGGTTCGGGAAACCAGGGAGACCTTCGGTGGGCGAATTTAGCAAGATCGAATGGACGACGCACACGTTCAATCCATGGATCGGGTGCACCAAGGTCGGGCCGCCTTGCGACAACTGCTATGCGGAAGCCCTCATGGACCATCGCTACGGCAAGGTTCAATGGGGGCCGCATGGCGAGAGGAAGCGAACGGCGCCGGCAAACTGGCGGAAGCCGATACAGTGGGCGAAGGCAGCGAACGGCCGCGAGCGCGTGTTCTGTGCCTCGCTGGCGGACTGGCTCGACAATCAGGTGCCCGATGAGTGGCGGAGCGATCTAGCTGACGTGATCGAGGCAACGCCGCAGCTTGACTGGCTGCTGCTGACAAAGCGCATCCAGAACTTCGGCAAGCACGCGCCGTGGCATGACGACGACGTACCCGAGAACGTGTGGCTCGGGATCACGTGTGGCCTGCAGTCGGAGTTCGATCGGGATTGGCCAAAGCTCGCTAAGCTCGGTGCTCGCGTGAAATTCATCAGCTACGAGCCCGCCCTTGGACCGCTGACGATCGGCGACGCGCGGCCTGACTGGATCATTTGTGGCGGCGAGAGCGGCCCCAAGGCCCGCATGATGGACCCTGCGTGGGCTCGGGCACTGCGCGACGAATGCGCCGACAAGGGCGTGGCGTTCTTCATGAAGCAGATGACGGGCAAGACTGCGATACCTGACGATTTGCTCGTTCGCCAGTTTCCAGCAGAAAGCCAAATGATCAACGTAGAGATGGGAAAATGAACATATCGCAATTTAGACAAGAACGGATCCTTGCCTGTTCGAGCAGCCTTAGAGACAGCATGGAGAAGTGCCAAAGAGCGCTCGCATCAAAGCGTACCGACGAGCAAAAGGTGGAGATCCTGCTCAGGCATTTCGGGTCAATTCGAGCGCAAATAATCTGCCTCGAAGATCACCTTGAAAAGGCAGCCGCTTCAATATCTCTCGGCAACAAGGTCGAGTCTCGATAGCCTATTCCCTGTCATCCCATCAGCTTCATAACGACGTGCCATGATATTCGAGCGGCGGCTATGAACAGGGCAACCCAAGCCACTCGACAGGCCCAGGTCATAAGGCTTTCAGCGCGCCCGTAATGAGTTGGGCGGCTGTTTCTGCGTTCATGTTCGAGACGACGGCTGTGAGCCATAACACGAGCAGAATGCAGAATCTGATCGCCCAATGCCTGATAGTCGACATTTCGCGTTCGAGCGCCGACACCCTCTCCTTCAGAGCTCCAAGCTCGACCGCCAGTCCCCAAGACATCTGCCATAGCCCCTACCCCTTAGCTTGATCCTTACCCGGTTCACACCCCCATGCTGGCCGCGCGTTGTTACTGCCTTCGATGCCTTTGGCCGTGTCCTGCGTCAGAACATCTCTCTTGCTGACCGTCTGATGCCGCCAGGATTTGCAGAGTTCGTCAGTTGCAATCACGGCAAAACTGTTCGAGCACCCGCTTAGGAGCGCCGGGAGCAGCAGCACGGTCATGAGCTTTGCGAGCTTGCTTTTCATTGATCTTCCCCTGTTCTTGGGAGCGCTCAATGACGCGAGCCTCGCCTTCCTTTCGTAGAGACTCTTTGTAGACGGCAGCGCCGACGACGATTGTGAAAACCGTGCCGCCGACGATAGCAAGCTTCACCAGCAAGCTGAATCCATGGAAGGCGGCGATCATGCTGCCCTCCCGAAAAAGCTCGTAATCTGAGGCCAAAACAGAACACCGATAGCAACCGCGCCGACACCGCTCATGAGGAAGGGATGCTCGACGAACACCGCTCCGAGGGCCGCAGCAGCCTTGCCGATGCCCTGCCACGCAGAGACATTGGAGACGGTATCGGCGACGACAGGAGGCGGACTGGTGACAAGGGCCGTGCCGGCAGATCCAGCCGTGCCGGCGATCGCCGCTTTCGTGGCGGGCGTCATAGGCTCCTTGGGCTCGTCGACGTGCTGCGCCATGAGCATCGGCTCTTTGTTGTGCTCCTCGTCCTCGGTCCTCTTGGCGAACAACTCGGCTTCAGCGGCTCGGCGACGAGACAGGCCGCGAAGGGTGACCTTCTTGCCCTTCACAGTCGCCTTGTTCCATTTCATGAACTCGGCTTGGGCGCCTACGAAATCGCCGCGGTTGAGCTTCTTCAGCAAAGACGAGCTCGCGAGCGCGCCACTGCCGACGTTGTATGAGAATGATACCAAGGCATCGAACTGGTTCTGGTTGAGGTCCACGGCGGCCAGCCGCAGGACCGCCGCCTCGTGCTTGACGAGCTCCTTCTTGAAGGCAGCGAGACCCTGCTCTTCGGTCCAGATCATGCCCTCGCGCACGCCTTCTGTGCAGCCTGCGTAAATCGTCCAAACGCCAGCCGGACACAGGTAAGCCGCATATCGGCCTTCGCCAATTTTCCTGTGGAGTCCTTCAAAGCTGACGATGAATTTCACGCCATCATCGGAGAGGTTCATCTATCATTGCCCGTATGGTTTGAAGACACGCGGGGCACATATGGAACTCTGGAAAGAGGTAGACTGGATTGACGGTTATCGCGGCATCCTAGAAGTATCGAACCAGGGCCGCGTTCGTCGGAAATCATACAAGTACGAGGCCACTGGCCGATGGGGCACGCTCCACACGACGACGAAGCCGGACAAACTGCTCGCTCCTTATGTCGAGAAGAACGGCTATCCATCAGTAGCCGTTCAGATCGATGGAAAGCGCCGGAAATTCTCCGTGCATCGGCTCGTCGGCCGAGCTTTCGTTTCGGGCTATTCGCACGAGCTCACCATCAACCACATCAACGGCGTGAAGACCGACAATCGCGCCGAGAACCTCGAATGGGTGACGCTCGCCCGAAACACTCAGCACCAATGGGAAACGGGGCTGGTCGATCTGCGCGGTGACGCTCATCCCAACCGTAAACTGAGCTCGGGGCAGGTCCGCATCATGCGGCGCCTGCTCAGGATAGGGGCCACGGCCGGCGAGCTCGCCACGCTGGCGGGCGTATCCAGTTCTACCGTGTACATGATCGAGAAGGGTGAGCGCTGGAATAGCATCTAAGCCGCCTCCAGCAGCTCTTTGACGCGCAACTTGTGGGTTTCGATATCTTCGAGCCGCTTTGCCATCGTCACTTTCAAGGCCGCATCCGTGACCAATGGCTCGACTGCATGAGGAATGCCGCGAACCTTGTCGTACTCATCGAGCGAGCGAATGAAAGCCAACTTGTGCAGGTAGAGCGGGTCGCTCGGATCGAGAGTGAAGCTGGGCTGCACGGTTTCGCTCTTGGCATGGACGATGAGAGGCGCAGGGGCCTGAGCCGCCTGCGGTGTCGTGTTGATCACCGGGGCGACGTGGATGTTGATCGGCTGGCCGGAAACCGGGGAAACTGGCGAAACATCGTGGAGCCTCTGCGCCAATGGGAGGTCGTGAAGCTCCGGCACCGTCGGCCAGTGCTTGTCGTCCTTGAAGTCTGCCGGCGGATCTCCGAGCATCATCCTCTCGGCCGTGTTGTGGAGTTCGCCGAGGTATTTTGAGACCCTCATGGCATTGTCGCCGCCGAGGGCCGTGATCTGCTTCACGAAGCGCTCGGGGAACATGGCTGAGCGCCGCGCCTTCTCATTGAGCACAGCCTCTGGCGGGATGCGTGGCGGTGGTAGAACGAACGTCTGGCCATCCCACCGCATGCCCGGCGCGATCGGCCCTGTGACATCCATGAGCGTGCCGGCGTACTTCCCAGCGTCGAGCTGGACAGAGCGCGTATCGTGAAAGACCTCCACAACATAGCCATGGCGGTCGAGGTGAACGGTGGTGATCGCCATGCATCTATCCATAGGGCTGAGCCGGCGGAATGAAGTTCGCCGTCCAGCGCGCCGTACCCTTGGACATACGAACCTCGTCAAGCCAGCCATTGAAGTAGTTCGTGCCGCCGGCTCCTATCTGCACCGACGAGGTCCCGCTGAAGGGCGTGACGCTGTGCGTCTGGGCGCTGCCTTGCTGCACGCCATTGACGAAGAAGCGCAGGTCCGTGCCGCTCTTTGTGACGGCGAGATGATACCAAACGCCCGTGGAAGGCGTCCAATTCTGGTTGATGGCTGATGAAGAACTTGTGCCATCAGTCGAGGTCAGAAACACGAGCCGCAGCGTGCCGGAGTTGTTCTCGATCCCGAAAAACCAAGATAGGTTGGGGCTCGTCCACTTCGCGACAATTCCGTAGAAGGTGCCTGATCCGGGCGTGACGTTGAACCTCGCCCGCAGATCAATCGCCCAATCTCCGCTTACAAGCTCCAAGTCGCCATGATCGGGCGCACTGACGTAATCTCCTGTGCCGTCGAAAAGAGCTGAAGCGCCACCAAACGCGGATTGCGCCGTGTCTATTTGAGCGTTGCCGGAAAAGCTGATCGTGTGCTGATTGGGGCTGTAGTCGAGCGCGGTGGTTGCCGCATCTGCACCGTCGAAATGAAGCAAGAGCTTCGTGAACGTGTCGTTCCCCGTGATAGTGGACCGGAGCAACGCGGCCGTCAGGTGCCCACTCATCAGCTCAGTCCTGAACCGGAGATCACCCACTTGGTCGAGGTGATCTTCTGCGCCACCGCAAAGCCATTGGCCGCGAGCGAGCGGCTTCCCGTAAGGCCGGACCCGGCAAGCGTGAGCGTGTCCGACGTGATCGCGATGGTTACGGTGTTGATCTCATTTTGGAAGATGATGATCGTGCCCACGGGATAGGCGACGTTGGCGTTGCTATCGATGGTGAATGTTCGCGCGTTGTTGTCGGCTGCCGGATGCAGGATCGTCTTCTGCGCGTCCGCCAGTACGGTCGTATAGGCAGTGCTCTGCGAGTTGATCGGCGAATTGCCATAGACAGGCACGCCGCTGAGTGTGAGCGTGCCGTCAATATCGATGTCACCCGTGCCGGTGATATTGTTGCCATCCAGGTCTATGGTGCTGCCGACCTCAAGCGATCCCGGAGGCCCTGCAGAGAAGAATGCCACCACGAGTTCGTCGGCATTCGTGAACGAGCCATTGCTTGCAAGATGGGCAATGGTGAGCTTACGATAGCCGGTCCCGTCAACGACAGATCCCGACACCGTATAGATGCAGAAGTTGACCTGCGTAGAGGCGGCCTTCTGGATGAGAAGGATGCCGCGGATGAGAGAGCTGCCGCCGTTATCGAAGCTGTCGAGCCATCCGCTTATAGTGGCGCCGGCTCGGTTGAGATTGTCGATATAGCAGGCGGTGGCCGAGGCAAACGAGGCGTTGTTCAGGCGAAGCTGGCCGTCACCAGGATCAGCGTCGGCCGTGGCATCATCGAAGTCGAAGGCCGTCGATGACGTCGGCCCCGTTGCGCCGGCAATGCCGGTAGAGCCCGTGTTCCCCTGGTCGCCCTGGTCGCCCTTGGGGCCTTGCAATGATGCGAGATCGAGGATGCTGACGGAGGCATAAACCTCCGGCGAGACCGACAGGGAAACGCCGAGCCCCATTCCAGCAAAGCTGTCTGCCGGTGTTTCACTGCAAAGGTACTGAAGGGCGAAGTCAGTCGTTTCACTTATGGTGAACCTGCCCTTCAGCCAAAGAACCCCGCCGGTCTCCGTTCGCTGGTCCGAATTGCTCGAGTAATCTCCAATGTAGGCCTGCGGAGAGTAGATGACGACGCTGTCATCGAAGGCCGTCTTGAACCTCATCCTAGTGAGCTTCGTCATGCAGAATGACTTGCACGCTTCGACCTCGTAGGTGCCGGCGGGTAGCGTGATTTTGTTGGATGCCAGGGAAGAGTCGTCGATTTCATTAGAAACGCTGGTGTTGATAATAGCGGACTGCCACGATCCTGTGATGGCGTCGCCGCCGTTCGTTCCCGAAGATCTCTGATCTTGAAAGAGCGCGCTCTTGAGCGTACTCGTGCCAGGGTCGATCTGGAAATTCTCCCAATCGCCGTCCTTGAACTGAAGGGTAACTTCCTCGTCAACATCGAACGCCATCCAGCCGGTTTCTGGGGTAAGCTGTATCCAAGAACCATTGCCGTCAGCCTCGGCGATGTCGTGCTCAGCGAAGCCGAGGGTGTTCCAGAGCCCGGAAGGCGTGCCGTTGATGAGGTAGCGGGCGCCGGCATCGGGGTTTGCAGGTGGTGCGGTCAGGCGATCGAGGACGCGGAAGTAAGGGGCCGTGGCTTTCATGAAAGGCGGGTGATAGCCGTCGACGATCCAGTCCGACCCATCAGAGACGAACCACGCCGTCTCGCCCATGCCGGTAAGGGAATAGGAGCGCAGCACCTTGTGCGCGCGCGCGAATTGCGAGCCACTCGAGACCACGGAAACCTGATTGGCGGAGCCATTGTGCCGGACACCGACCCGGAAATTGTCCCCCATGGTGACGGCAGAGGGGAGCGTGATCGCGAACGATCCGCCGGTTGGGTTCGCATTGATGAGCTTGCCGCGCTCATTGACCGTTACCGTATAGGCGCCGGTCTTGGAGATGACGGGGGTTTCTGGGACGGCAGACGTGACCTCGGCTTCGGCTTCGTCGGCTCCGGGAATGTCGTCGAAGGTAAAGAGCAGCGTGTCGTCGGAGTCGTACAGCTCAACCTTGTAGGCGCCGGTGTTCAGGTAGATGAGGACAGGCGTGTTCGAGCCGGAAACAGGAGCGCCAGCAGAATTGAGGTTTACGGTAGAGCCTAGGGATGTGCTCAAATCTGAGTCTGAATACACAGCCTTGGGCGTCGTTGTGGATGCCGCATAGAACATGTATTTTCCGCCAGCGAGCGGATTATCGTCGGCATCAGTTGCGCGAAACCCAGGTGGCAAAAGAAAGCTGGTCATGAGTTATTCCCCTCAGTCCGCGTGAGCGAATCCGCCATAGAGTTTCTTTGACGCTTTGCGATAAGCTTCGGCGGCGTCGTTGATATCTGAGAAGCGTCCAAGCCTGAGGCGAATATTTCCACGCTTAACTTCCGCGGCCCATAATCCACGCCGCGAATCCCAGCTCACGCCCTTGATGCCTGAGCGGTTGTTGCTCTGCCTCGATTTGTTGCCTTGGTTCTCTACGCGCGTCGCGGATCTCAAGTTCGCGAACCTATTGTCAAGGCGGTCGTGATTAATGTGGTCGATCTCAGACGGAGGCCATTCTCCGGTCACGTAGAGCCACGCCAATCGATGGGCAGCGTAGCTCTTGTGATTGATGCATATGAGCCGATAGCCATGAGTCCCAATTTTTCCAGCGATGTCGCCAACGCGAATTTTTGGACGTGGTGAGCACCAAGTAAAAATCCCGGTCTCGGAATCGTAGTGAAGTGCCTCTCTAAGCTGAGAGGCTGTGATTTTAGTCATGTGTGTGAGCCCTCAGTAGAGGTCGTATTTTCGCTCATCCTGCTGTGAAGCGCTGGCGGCTAGGCCGGGAGCGGAGGAGGATGGTGCTCGCTTGTCGGGAGCGGGGCGCGGAATGTCTTCAATAGGGCCGCCCGTACCGTAATGCTCAAACAAGCGCTGAAGGTGTGTTCCGGGCCGTATCTCCTCCCAAGCGTCGAGCGTGCCCTTGATGCCCTTGCCTATTGCCGTACCGACCTTGGTGCCTATTTCGCGGGCCTTATGCTTGTTCTCGTACATCCGCCGCTCGCGGCTGCCCATCATCTCTTGCGCCCACTCGTTTTCATCCGGCGTGAGCGGCTCTGTGGCATCCACGAAATTGCGGTATAGGAAATCGCCCACGCCCGAGCCTCCTGATGGCTCAGTTGCATTCGCTACCGCGCCCGGAGCCGACGCCCTGGCATTATCGGTGAGGAGAGACGAGCCGCCGCCATTGCGATCTAGCCACTCCATCGCTTGCAGCTTCGTGGGATGACCGGGACCAACCTTTTTCACACCGCCGTATGCGTCGCGCTGCACTATGTTCCAAGCGTTCCCGTCGTGATGAAGATCCAAGCCGCGATAAGCATCGTCTCGGTAGTGCGTCCAGTACGGGCTTGTGTTGGGATTGTACGCTCTTTGCTCCCCCATTGCATTGACGACAGTCCCCGGTACGGAGG